AGGAAAAGATAAGTGGTTTTCATACCATACATTAGGAAGCGCATCTGTCGGTTGTGTTTCAAATACCACAATAGAATCAACTCTATATATTTGAATATCAGTAGTAACATTTGACCGTCTTTTGTTAGATAATATACCGCTGCACCGAACAGTACCCGTTATTAATAATGATAGTTCATTAGTAACGCTGTCTCTAAAAAACTTATAGTAGTTTGTTCCTTCCGAAGTGGATATGTCTGTTTTAGTTGTGGCTGTAGCAGGCTCATAAACATTTAATATAGTGCCTCCTCCTCCAACTTCTGTTATTGCATCATTTAATACTACCTCTACATTATCTCCATTCCACCACTCCTGCATATTGTCGTATGTAGTAGAAGATACAAGCTCTACATTAAGCTCACTAATTCTTCTTTCGCACTTAGAATCTCCTTTCCCAACGCCTAACCTTTCTTGTCTTATAGACATTACAATACGACTTCCAGCAGGAACATCGTAATCAGTGTAAGTTGTGGCAGGGCTCACAGGAGCAGTATTCATTGGATAGTCTAATATCGGAAAACGATTTGCTCTATTTTCTGTTTTAGTCTTAGAACCCGGCGTTATAATATCATCCTCCTCTCTAACTGTAGAAAAGTTATTAGGATTAATTTTCATGTAAGTTCCAGAAGGAGACAAAATCGGGGCTCCAGCTGAATCGGTTAAAAAATCAGCAGTTTTTACTTCTTTTTCTAACACGGTAGCTTCAACGCACCTTACTATCGCTCCATTGCTATCAGACTTAACAAAATATCTATCACCCTCTTCTACTTTATTAGCGTTCTCTCCCTCTAATAAAAAATAAGTTGCATTGCTCCCTGGGTCTTGATAATATATACTAGAATAAATAGTATCGTATGTGCTTTCAGTAGGTTTTAAAACAAACTTATATCTGGTAGCCCAGCTAGGTGCTAACTGTTGAGTTGGTATTGTAACCTGTAATTCATTTTTGTTTATAGAGTTGGCGCAAGGCACTTGTATAGTATTGTTTGGACTTACAAGGGCTGTAGAGGCTCTGTTAAAATTATCCATATACACTATACCAACTTCATATCCTCTATTACTATGAAGACTTCTTGCGGTATCAGTGTTTCTGAAGTTAGCAGTGGCACTAATTACTTCATAAAACTCATAAGCATTATTAGCTCCATCTACATAATTCATAGAAACAATCTGTAAACCAACAGTATTGCTTGCGGGAGATGATATTATAGCAATAGGCTCTCCTGTATTGTTTATACCACTTGCTGTTTTAGTATATGTTCCGAGTGTTGAGGGGAGCGCACAATTAACCTGGTCAGTTAAAGTTGCTCCATTACAAGCGTCAGTTACAGTTTGTATGTTTGCAATTGTTCCTACTCTTTCAATAAAGTCAGTGCTAGTTGCTAAAGAATATGCATTAGGAAAATATGTAGGTAAAGAATATTCAAATATTATATCAATATTAGTAGTTGTAGCCCCAGGAGTTGTTCCTGTAAACTGGCTATGCACAAGTGTAAAGTCTAAAGTTATACTAGAGCCAGCCGTAAGCTCTAACGTAGTGCCATCTTGATTAGATAAATCAAAATATACTATAGAATTGTTTATATTAGATGGCGTCGGACCGATAGAATAGTATCCTGGGCCAGTAGAATCTATTATTTCAGATGTAGCAATTGTAGTGCTGTTTAAACTAGCAAAGTACTCTAATCTTAAATCTTGATTAAACTTATCTTTTAAATTATACCCTTCTTTATAATTACCATAAACAAGTCTATTGCCCATAACCGTTTGAGCTTTAGCAAGTCTAGGAACATTATCGTACAGTCTTAATATTTCCGAATCTGGTAAAAGAGTAAATATTTTTCTATCATCAAAAGTATAAGTATAATTAGTATTGTCGGAATACCCCAAATTAGACTTGTCAAGAAACTCTATAACCTTAATATTATTAGTTGTAGATTCTTTAAATAAAAGCTCTACTCCTGTAACTAAAGAACTCCCTGTATTAAATGTAATAATAGCTGCGTTCTTGGTATTTTTCATACCTTCATTTAAATAGCTATTGTAGCTAAAATTAAATGAGTTTGGTGTAAACGCCTCCTCACTAAATTGTGAAGTAGCAGAATATTGATTGTCATTATATCTATATCTATATCCAAAAGATATAAACCGCTCTTCCAGAAAATCATCTTGTTGCCCTTGAAGGTTAAGCGTTTGAATAGAAGGAGCTTCAATAGGTGGTCTTTTAATTACCAGTAGTGAGTCCGAAGTAAATCCATCAAAATATGATGGAGCTGTTCCAGGAGCTATATAGCTTCTGTTTATGTTAATGTATCTAGGTGGATTATAGTTATCTGTAAAAAACAATAAATCATTCACTAGATTTATTCCTGTAATTAAATCATAAGGACTAAAGTTTAATGTAGTATTTAAATTAGTGCCGTCATTTGCGCTAACAACATTATAAACAGTATTGGCACTATTTGTATTGTAGGAAACTATTAAGTCTAATTTATTTGTAGGACTAGAGGTAAATGCTGGGTCGTGCACAAACCAATAGATGGTTTCGTTAGCTCCATCTTCAAAAGCCCCAATACATCTAGCATTGTTACTCAATTCAATACTGTCAAAAATTAATGTTGTAAGAATAGTGTTACCCTTAGAGTTCTCTACTGAGCCTACTTCTGACCCTTCTGTAGAGCCTAGCCTTACATTTAATGCATCAACATATTCACCGTTTGGTAAGAGCCTTTCATCAAGGCTTTTATTCATTCGGCCAGCTATAAAATTTCTTTGAATGTTTGCCATCTTATTTAATCCACTTATTCTGTCCTCGTAGATTCATTAATAATCTGCCGGGGTGAATATTGCTTAATCTAATTTTTGCGTTTCTAAGTAGAGCTGTCTTTCTTTTTCTGGCTCTATTAATAACATATTCTTGAACATTAAATTTACTATTTAAAATAGCATACTCAATGTAAGCATAAACATAATCTTCAAAAAGTTTGTTAACGGAAACTTGAGAGTCGTCTCCGCCTTCCATTCCGTCAGATATATATTCTAATATACAGTTTTCATTAAGCATTGTAGAATCAAAATTTATAACCCCTGCCTTTTTGTCTATTCTAAAAGTAGGATTTACATTTGCTGTTTCAGTATTTAAACCATAACGAGCTCCAATAGAATAATCTGAATAAAAATCAGAAGCATTATCATCTTCAACTTGGTCTACAGCATTGTTTTGGTTTAAATAGATACTATTTTGCTGACCATTTTTTCTTTCAGTGTCTAAAGTAGAGTCATCAGTTATTACCGTGCCATCGGCATTAAATGTTAACGTGCCTCCAGCTCCTTGCAAATAAGATTGAGCGGAGTTTACCTGAATATTCTCATTTAAAGGTCTAAGCCATCCGTCTTTGTATAATGAAATACGAATCCAGTTTATATAATCATTAGGCAATACAAAAGTAAGATTATCAAATACAGTGAGCTCTAATGCTTTTACCTCCATAAATGCATCATAATTAAGCTCTTGAATACCACGCTTTGCATGAAACAATATCTTAAACCTTTCCTCGTTATTAACTAAAGAATGATTTCCAGAATACATTAACTGAAAATTGTTTACTATATCTTCCAAGCTTACATATTGATAAGACCCCCAATTTTTATTGGCGGGAGCCGCTCCTCCGTTTTCATAATACTGATATTGTGATAAATATGCCATTTTATTGTTCTTGGTTTTCTGATTGTTCTAAAGCTTGACCAAACTGTACGGTTGATATTTCTCTAATAGACATACCTGCGTATTGTAAAATTCTAGAAACTAAATTATTAACATCATCTGGAGGCAGCTCAAAATCTTGATAGTCTGATTGAGACTGGTCAAATATAGGCTCCCCTCCTGTTAAAGACACATAGGTCCATTTAGGGTCTTTAGGGTATCTTATGTACTGAGATACTACTCTACCTATTTTGTTTACAGAATCAGGGTATAGGGTCAATATGCTACCCTCTTGAGTGTAAGCAGGAAAAGTAATATTAGGACTTGTAAGCATTGATTTGGTAAGCATAGTTATTTTATTATGACTTACTTGCTCTGCTTCATTTTTTAAATTAACTTTTTTGTAAATAGCATAAGAAACATTAGCCGTAATTAGAGATGCTACATTAACAACTAAAGTTGTTTGATTGGTTATTGATAAAACACTTAAATTCGTTACTACTGAGTTAGCTAAAACTACTGAAACCACATCTCCTATTTCTACACCATCCGTTTGAAATGTTGCAGTCGAATCTATTAATTCAGTATTACCTCCTCCAGTAGCTGTAGTAATTCCCGATGAAGTGACGGCACTGTATATTAAAACTTTGTTTAATAAGTAATAATCTGAGCCTGTGGTCGCCGGCGTAGGAACGACATATTCGTTTAACACGCTTTGAGATAAACTAGCGGTAACTGAAAAAGTATCAATTACCTCTTCATATCCTTTTAATATATCTGCATATCCTGTGCCTGATACTCTACCATTTTCTTTATTTACCTGACTATTGTATCCTATAAAATATTCATCAAAAATATCTAACTGTGCTTGTTTAGCAAACAGATTAAAGTCTGATGGAGATATGTAACCGTAATTATTCTTGTTAAGTATAGCAAGAACTGTATTTCTAACAGCGTTTATCATCGCTTTCTTTTTTACAAAGATAAGCAAAAAAAAAGAGGTCAATAATTTTTGACCTCTCTTGCTTTTATGTATTAACTATGTTAAAGTTAAGACCATGTTAATCCTGTTATTTCTATTGGAGGCGCTAACAAAGGAGCAGCATTAGTATAAGAAGTGCTCATTAAAGTTCCAAGCGCAGATATAAAGAAATTTTGAACTGCTACTCCAGATGCATCTGCTGCATGAGTAATAGTAACTTTATCAGCAGCCGCTGCTCCAGCATAAAAAAATGAAGTTGCGGTTGTTGAAGTT